CCCCTTAGGACCTCTCCCCCGACATCGGGCTGCTGTATTGGTACAGTTGTCCGGCCTACCAACCGAACGGAGGATTGCGTTATGGATCGAACGAGATCCCGGGAAACACTTATTGAGTCACTTCGGTGCTCAACAGGTGTTACTAACATAGTCAACCAAGACTATGCCTGGGATCATCTCATGAGGGAAAAGGTCGTAGATCAAGATCCTACTCAATGGAAGATCCTACAGGATCTTACGCGAAGTCGCAAGAAGATCGAAAAGAATCTTCCTGCTACTGCCGAGCGTTTAGCTCGATTTGAGGAGCATCTGAAGCTAACCCGTGATCTGGGCGGAACGTTTCAAAAGGACACAGCGAGTATTACAGGCGGTCGTCAAGTAAATGCGACACGCCCTGCTGGTGCTGGAGAAACCCGCTATATAACAGGTCACGTGTTCCCTACGGGTAGTGCAGGTGTTACACCTGCGTTCTTAACTCCTACCCTTACGGACTTCCTGTTCGCTCGAGGGGGTACAGCCATTCGTGCCTGTGCACCCACGAATCCTCATGCAAGCCTACTTGTCACCATCGGCGAACTTTTCAAAGATGGTGTCCCTAAGGCTCCTGGCATGCAAGCCATGAAGCGTAAAGGGGACAAGGGCTTGGCGTCTCGACTTTCAAGTGAATACTTGAATATCGAGTTCGGGTGGAAACCCTTGATCGACGATGCCTTAACTATTATGGAGACCGCGCTTAAGTCAGATAAAATCTGGCGCGATTTCATTAACGGTTCTGGCAAAGCCCATCATCGGAAATTCCACTTCGATCCTGTCGTCACCACATCCAAGACACAGACGAATAACGTCTATCCTTGGCCTGTTGGTGCAACGCAGCTCCATGCCAACACCGGTACTCGGTACGTTGTCACACAGACTCGTACAGATTACTGGTTTTCCGGATCCTTCAGGTACCATGTACCTGGAGAGCGAGGAGATATCGCCGATATCCGCAGAGCCGTAGCGAAAGCTAGGCACTTGTGGGGAATCGACGCGTCTCCCGACGTGGTCTGGAATCTGTTGCCATGGACCTGGCTTATCGACTGGGCTGGTGATATTGGAGGGCTTATGCGCTCCCTATCACTATTCTCCCGCGATGGCCTGGTACTCCAATATGGCTATCTCATGGAGCACCGTGTAGAGACAGTAACAACGTCTCTCGTGGGGCACCGCTATTGGGATGGTTCTACTGGGGACTCCACTGCAGTCTCGAAGAGAGAATCAAAGAGACGAGTGAGAGCATCACCGTTCGGATTCGGAGTCAATGAAGATACATTGACTCCTCGCCAATTGGCGATTCTCGCAGCGATCGGTATTAACCGACGCGCTAGTCAGTAGTCTTCCTATGATGGAAGATGATCACCTTCGTCTATCTGGAATTTCCAGATGACGCCAGTAGAACAGGGACGCCCATGTTCGCAGACCCCCAGACCGTAACGATCTCAGCGGTAGCACAGGTGCTAGCGCGGACCGGAGTCACTGCCAATTCCGGTACCTTCCAGAAGTCCGACGGAAACGTCGGTCTTGTGGTCGGACAGGCAATCGGCAAGCGAGCTCGCAGGTCCATCCGGCTTAACCACCGGAAGATCGCCGCGAACCCTTTCGACAGTAGCATCAATGCTGAGTACTCCATGTCGGCGTACTTGGTCATCGATGTTCCTCCCGTCGGGTACACGGTCGCCGAGGCGCAAGCAGTGGTGGATGGCTTTTTGGCCTACCTCACTGCTTCGTCCGGCGCTAAGGTCACCCAGTTGCTGGGTGGGGAAGTCTGACGGTTAATCCCGTTAGACCAGCGAGGGGCTCCATTCTGGAGTCCCTCGCTTCTCGGGCATAGGGCTATGGATGATTTACCTGAAAGGGGAATCATGAAAAGCCTGAATACCCTGGTAGGTTGCCTCGTGCAAGAAGCAGGGGCAGCATGCAGCACCGATGTCTCTTCTGACTTAGAAACAGTCAGGTTGAGAGTTGAACATGAGGGTGACTCGTTCTTTACGGTCACTCTGCCAGCTTTTGGCAAGGCCTTTGAAAGGTCTCTTGCCAACGGCTCGCTAGCCTCAGTCCCTTTTCCTGGTTTCAAGAAAAGGAAGAGCTTCCCTCTATTTCTAGGGGGTCTGCTCAGGCTCGTGTTCAATGATGGTGATGGTCGGCTACTCCCGTCGCCCAATGTTGACGCAATTCAGGGAGTTCGTCAAATCTGCTTAGTCCTCGGAAAATTATTCGAGGTCTGTGCAGACGAACCCTTGAAGAAGTCGTTGCGGGCCTATGAGGAGTGTGATTCTGATGTTGAGATGCTCTGGCAAGATCCGAAGATTCTTTCGGACCTTACGATCACCGCGAGTACTGTTTTCGATGGTCCGTTACGGGCCATCGAATCGGTTGTTCGCAACGGTGATCTTGTACCCGGGCATGGACCTGGTGCGACCGCGGATCGAATTCGCGGTAACGCTAAGTACGATTCGTTGTACTGGTCCGAACGACTGGAAACTTCGTTTCCAGTTTCCGATTTTCTCCTCGCCGGCTATAGCCACTACGAGAGGATTTCGGATCTCGACATCAGAGAACCTGGGACTGAGTGCCCGGTCAGGGTTACTCCAGTCCCTAAGACGGCGTCAAAGGCTCGGATAATTGCCATGGAACCTGCTAACGTGCAATACTGTCAGCAGGCACTCCTAAGGGAATTCGCCCGAGTTTTCCATGCTACGTCACCGTTTGTGTCTCTGTCAAATCAAGAGCACAACCGAGACTTAGCCCGTCGGGGATCAATCGACGGTTCACTTGCGACGCTCGATTTGAGCGATGCTAGTGATAGGTTGGCGCTTCCAGTTGTCGAAGCTGTTTTTAAGAACTACCCGTTCTTACTTGAAGCCTTGCTGGCTTCTCGCAGCTCGACAGCGGAACTACCTGACGGACGCATTCTGCGTCTCGCCAAGTTTGCGTCGATGGGTTCAGCCACGTGCTTTCCCGTTGAAGCGATCTGCTTCGCTGTTATTGCTTTAACCGGGATTCGCACAGCGCTTAGCCGGTCGGAGTGGAAGGCTTTCTTACGAAAGGAAGCCCCCAATACCGTCCGCGTGTTTGGGGATGATATCATTATCCCCTCACGCTTTGTGCAAGATGTGATGCAGGTTCTCTGTCGTACAGGATCTAAACCGAATACTGAAAAGTCCTTTTGGACCGGACGGTTTCGAGAGTCCTGTGGCGCAGAGTTCTTTGAAGGAGTCGATGTGGGAGTTGTACGCCTACGTCGTCGCCTACCTGCTTCACACCGTGAAGCGAGTGAGGTACTAGCCCTCATCTCTTTCCGTAACCAACTCTACATGAGGGGTTACTGGAAGACTGCAGCGCTGGTGGACAGGTGGATTCGTGATCTGCGAATCCCCATGCCAATTGTCGACGAAACCTCACCAATCATGGGCCGAATCTCTGTCTCCTTTGGATACAGAGTAGAGCGCCATGATCCCGACCTTCAGTCCCCCTTGGTAAGGGGACTTAAGGTTAGGACTACTATCCCTTCATCGGAGTTTTCCGATCATGGGAAGTTGTTGAAGTGCCTGCTCCCCGGAAGGCTTGAACCTTTCGCAGATCCAGAGCACTTAACGCGTAGCGGACGGGCCGACGCTGTTGCAACTACAGTCGGGTGGGCCCAACCCTTCTAGGGTTGGGTGGCAGATTTTGCCAACAGGGCGGCTCAGAGAGAACCTCCC